AAAATGACACCGAATTCCATGCCGTTAAGTTTGCCGGACTGGAACCGGATTCTCAGTTCCTGGCCTTCGATAAGATATTCATCCTTGAACTCCAGCCCGGTATCCTTGTAGCGGTAGTAGGTGACGGTCTCTTTCGTGCCGTTCTCGTCCTTCACCTCTTCGGTGCGGGTATGCACGTCGGATAATGTGCCCGTACGCCGGGGATAGACATTTTCAAATACGACAATATCCTCTATCGCTTCCTCTTCGGACATGTCGGGATACACATCAATGTAAGGCGTGTCCGCGGGAAGCATCAGCCTGCGCTGGACTACGCCGTTGACAACCGTCTGTTCATCCACGGGACGGTAGTCTGCCGGAATATTCCGGGTAGAGCCGAACGCATAGATTCTGGTCGCATAAGTACCTTTGCTGTCGCTGCGGGTCATGGCTGACGCTTCAACCCCTAACTCGATTCTGACGGAATCACCATATTCATTTCGCCCAAAATGGATTATGTTATCCGTTATCCAGCAATCACAGTCCCATTTCTCCTTATCGGCCATGGAGAACAGGGCGTCAAGAAGGTTCATATTGTCGTACCTCATCGCAACGGCCTTGTTCTCCACTGTGGAATCTATGCTGAACTCAAACTCTTTTCCATTGTATGTATATCCGAGTGCCTTCAGGTTGCGGAGGAATACGCCGAGCTGCACGTCAAGGGGTGCGGTCAGAGACCATGAAGCCTCATGGCCGGCATGTTCGGGAGTGTACTTGAAAATCTTGTTCTTCCACTTCCAGTAATACGCGTCCATGCGCAGCTCATAGTCATATCCCCCGGTAGAAGCATTGAAGGCAGGTTTCTGCAAATCCACTATCTCATAGACCTTGGACAGCAGTCCGCCCAGGGACTCGTCAAGCACTCCCGACAAATCCACGTAGTCGCCGAGCTTGAAATACACCGGGTCGGGAACGCTGAACGGAAGGATGATATAGTCTTCCTTCATCAGGGTAAACCTGCCTTTAGCCCCGGCATTAATGGGGGTCGAAAATCTTGTCTTACCGGATATGTCTTTGATGTCTACCATAACGCATCCAAAGTTCGCAGATAAAAAAAAGAGTGCCCTATTTTGGACACTCATATACACGACAATAAATCCAATGTCGTGAATTAGGTTCTGTTTGCCGGATTATTTCCTTTTATTCCGCACGTACAATAAAGTTTTGTCTTTCGTTTTGAGAAAATCATGAATTGCTTTCTGTGTCATTTCCTCACCGAACCTGTTATAGAATAACCTTATGGTACAATTCCCCACGCCTATTATTTTAGCCCATCCTGAGACAGAGCAACACTTGCCATCAACAGAAATAAAAACCGTGCGTCTTTGTTTTCTTGTATTTTCAAATGACGATAGCCACTGGCAATTTTCGGGCGAATATCCTTTATTGTTATCTATTCTATCAATGGTTAAATTTTCATTATACCCATTGTTTATAGCCCAGTCATAAAAACTTTGAAAATCGTTTTTCCACTCGTTGCACACTTCAATTCCTCTTTCTCCATACGATGAATAATGGTCGTTTGTATGCCTGTAACATCTACCCTTCATAGCACACCATATATTATATAGTCTTGTATCGGTTTTGCCATGAGTAAAATTTGCCTTTTTCATTTTTTCAGAGTTTTTCTTTCTTCGCACACAGCCACAACTCTTAGTATTACCGGATAATAAAGAATTAGATGTAGGATAGCATTTATTTCCACATTCGCAAAGACATTCCCATATAAGTGATTTATGCTTGTTTCTTCCTACAACCTTTATAGCTGTTAACTTTCCGAATACTTTATTAGTTAGGTCTTTAGCCAAAAGGCTTCTATTGTAACATCCACAGCTTGTTGTATTTCCGCTATTTAAAGAACCAGTAGTAGCAATCACTGTATTTCCACATTCGCATTTACATAGCCACTGTACCTGCTTTTTCTTGTATCTACCGTATTCTGAAATCACAGTTAACCGTCCAAATTTCTGACCAATTAAATTCTTTTTCATAATCATTGATTTTAAAATGAATAGTAAAGGCAGTCTTTATGTCGTGCGAAGACTGCCTTTGGATAATCGTGTTAGTTTGTCAGAGCCGAAACTCTACTTGTTATAATCATGCCAATAATGTAGCTTACATCACGAGAACATTCATTCAGCCTTGAAACTGTATCATCCAAGCAGTCCCATTGTCCGGCATCCCGTAATTCTTTCTCATCCATCGTACCCGATACTATACTACGGGCTTGATTAATGAGACACATTGCTTTCAGTAAATCAGAATGAACAACTTTGTTCTTTATCTCTTCAATATTAATTTCTGTTACCATAATCGTTTATATTTTATGTGTTATACTCTGCAAATCACCTTATAAACTTATGTTACCACTTTTTTACTTCTTCTTTTAATTCGTCATACTTGCCGTTCATTAGCATTTCGACTTCACGATGAAAGTTTATATCAGTCAAGCGAAACTCTATCAAAGCACGCTTGTACGCATCGCCTTTTCGGTGGGCATTGATAAGGCGCATCATCTGTTTATTATCCAAACCATAATCATTTTTGCGATTAAGGTTAATTGCCCTACTTCTATCGCTTTCTCTCAATTGAATTGTTGCCATAGCTTTTATATTTTATGTTAGTAATTTCTTTTAATCACCCACATAGTGAGCACCGAAACGCCCGTAACTATACGGATTGTAATACGCTGATTGAGGTATCGACAAATCATCATAAGAACTGCGTTTTGCAGGTTGTGCCAAAGCGGATTTCATAGCTTGCTTCTCTACCTCTCTTATCTCTTCTTTAGAGATACGTTCTTTCTCGTTAGCCCAAGCAAGTTTCAAACAGTCTGCCCAAGTCTTCACACCGTGAGTAAGAGAATACAGTTTCATGTACTTCTTTATCTGATGGGCTTCTTTCATTATCTTGCTTAAATTGTAACGTTTCATAATTGTATGTTTTAGCATTTATACTATTTCGTTGTACTTTGATGATGCAAACATACTACTTAAATAGTATAATACAAAACAGAAAGGACTATTTAATTAGTACATTAACCTTATTTAATACTATTATAATAGTACAAAAAACAAAGAAACGTACCTTTGTATAAAATTAAAATACACGATTATGAATCTAAAAATAACAGAACATTGCAAATTACAAGGTATTACCCTGCAGGATTTAGCTGATAAAATGGGGGTAGCCCGTTCGACATTAGCTAATACATTATCAAAAGGCAATCCTACCATTGAAACCCTATCTAAAATAGCGGATGCTCTCGGAGTTGAAGT